ATATAGTTCCAAGCGTATGGTGTTGCCCATTGAGTAAGTTCATCAAATCCTATCCAACTAAATGCCAAACCTTGATAGCGTAATACATCTTCATCTCTATCTAGGTAGGACATCCACAATCTTGCACCTGATGGTGCAGTCCACTGCATCTTTCTTTCTGACCACTTAATCCCTTTCCATATTTTAGGATAGAGTTCTTGACTTTTAAATATAAGTTCTCGTAACTCTTCTGTGGTGTGTCGCAGTAGAAGTCCACTAAACGAGGGGTGTCCCATATACCGTAATGGGTCTGCCAACATTGCGTATGACTTTCCACCCCCTGCTGAACCTCCGTACAAAACTTCTCGTTCACTTGCAGCCAAGAAGTCTGTTTGAGGTCCTTCATTCGGCTTAAACAAAACATTTGCATGCTCTTCAATAGATTCTGTTTCATGTGAAACTTCTTCTATCTTAACCTGTGGCTCTTGCGCCTGTTCTTTCTTCTTCAAGGGCTTTCGCTTTGGCGATTGCCTTTTCCGCATAGTCTGCCCACTGGCGGATGCCTTTAGCTTGGTTCTTACGTTGTCGCTCATTCTCTAATCGTTTTCTTAATCCTACATGTGATATGTAGCGTCCTGTCTGAGTTGATATCCAATTTGCTACTTGTCGATATGAATATTGATTTACATATGTTCTTGCTTTTTCTAGCAAATTTAGTTCATCGGGTACAGGTCGTAAAACGTCAGGGTCATTCTCGTCTTGTACATAACCGAAAGGTATAGTTCTGGCAATACGTGGTATAGATATCCACTCGTTATCTTCTTTTATATCTGTTGGTTGTGGTAGCTTCCACCTGCCAATACTTCTAGTCATCATCTTCCGTTGGTGCTTTTGGTGGCATAAGCATTACACCACCTGTTGCTTCTACTTGCATCTTTTCTGTTTTTACTAGACCAACTCTGTCAAGTATTTCTTTTGCTGCTGTCATCTTTTCTTTGATGCCTAACTCTGTAGGTTCTAACAAAGCTCCTGTCATTGACATTGCAGCTCTCGGTGCATTACGCGCCATCCACATTTGAGTTGCTTCTAGTATCTCATCTTTCAAGCCTTTAACAATGTCTGCAGTGCTAGATGTATCTGCATATCCTGCAATCTTTTTTGCTATAGTAACATTGCCACCTGCTTCATCAAATAAAACATTTAATAGTTTTTGTTGTTTTTCTGTAAGTTGCCTTGTCATTTTTTCTCAAACTCTTTTGTAAACTTTATACCGAAATAGTTTTTTCGTATATCAGGTCGTAACTTGCCACCTTTAATATTCATGTAAGGGTCTGTTATACCACCACCAAACAACGAATCTTTTTTCTTTTTAGTAGGAGTAAAATTAAATAAGGATGCTGTATTAAATTTTTTTCCTGTTAAATTATCTACAGAAGAATAGCCATATTTTTTTCCATTCTTATTACTCATGTTAACACTTCCACCTTCTTCTTGCCTGTCGCAGTCTACTGTTTGGATTCTTTGCTGCTTTAGGAAACTTTTTCATCTGTCCTGCACTTCTAGCACAGAAAGACTTTCTTCTTGCTGCTCTAGCTTTGCTTGTAGGTTTACTCTCTGTAACTGCTGTCTGTAACTTTGAACCGGGATTTCTGCGTCTATATTTAGCTACACCTGCAGCTGTCATACCTGCGCCTTGTTTAGTGGGTCGCTTGTCCCCACTTTTTACAGACATGCCCTCCATGCCCTTTTTCTTGGGTCTTCCTCCAGATTTTTTGCGTCCCTTATTACTCATGTTGTTAATTGGAAGTGAGGACCATCGATGAAGGGGCGGCGCGACTGTGAACGTCTGAGGTCTATATAAGCATTCATAGCTTGCTCCATTGTGCCATCCCATTTTGTTATATCATCTATTTGCCATGCTGCGCCCCAACAAATTTTAGCTCCAGTTTCAAGAGCAGCAGCTTTCATAGCATCTGCTATGTTATCGTAATCTACTATATCCCAAGATGGCTCTCCAGAATCATAAGCCATTAAGTCTACAGCGTGTGAATACCCATCTTCTTGCACAAGATGTTTAGACTTCATCGTCTGTGATTTTCCGGATTTGTAAAGCTTCTCCTGAGTAGCTAAATCCCTGACTCCATATATTACACCAAAGTCTGTATCCGATTTTTTTATAGCTAACTTTACTGTCTCCACTAAATCAGGATGCACTCCTGCAAGTCTTTGAAATGAGCGTTGCGATAATTTAAACATTGGTAATCTCCATTTTGCCATTAAGTATATTTTTTTCTATCTCTTGCTGTTTTCATATATTCTTCTTGCAAGGATTTTTTTAACTTCTCTAAGTTTCGCTCTTTAATAAACTTTCGTATGGGGTCAACCATTTCATCCTTAATAACTCCTGCTACCTTTTTACTCTTTTTAGCTTTCTTAGTTTTATCTACAGTTTTGTGTTCAAAAAATTTAGCTGTCATTTGTTACACCATAACACCAGATTTACTCTTTGATTTTTTTTCTTTTATAATAAATAAAGGCTTTATCACATGCGGTAAGAATTTAGTGGGTTGTTTTTTTGTTGGTTTTTTTGTTGGCTCTTTTAATGGTCTTTTTGTTCCTTCATATAAATCATATCGTAATCCTAGTTGTCCTCTTTTTTGAGTATCGGTTACAGTTGTTTTTTTAGAAGATTGTGTTACTTGTTTTCTTTTTTGAGAATCGGGTATAGTTGTCTTTGCACTCTGTGTTTTTAGTTTGTCTATAACCTTTGGTTTTTTTAAAGGTTTTTTTATTTTACCTGTATTGTTGTTCTTTTTACCGTGGTCTATACCCATTGTCTTTCCTCACTTTATATTTATTTATAATATCACTACTATAAATGTAACTAAGACTAGAATCGCCATCATACTATTTATCAGCCATCCTAATCTCATTTCTTTTTCATCCTATTAAAAAATTTACCTGCAGAACGTGTAGCAAAGCTCGCGCTTACGATAGCTCCTAACGCAATCTGATACCACTGCGGCATACCTGCAAGTGCTTCAAATCCATCTGCTACTATACCCCTACCCCACTCACCACAGAAGCTCAGTACTAGAGGAATGCTGAATAATAAGGTCAACCATTCGTCTTTCCACGAGGACTGTGATGCCCTCATAGCAGCTAAGTCCCAATCAATCTCGCCTGTGGCTTCTTTCATACGAATAGTAGCTTCGGCTTTTTGTATCGCTGTTTTACCTTCAATATATGATGAAGCTAAACTAGATACAGAACTCAGTATTGTGCTTATCATTTTCTTGCTCTGTTTCTACTACGACTAATAACTCGTAGATTTCGTGGTGCATTATTTCTAGGGTTCTTATCTATGTGGTCTACATCTCGACCATCACCTTTACGCACTGTTCCGTTTCGTGTTAATGCTCGTCTAACTTTATTTCTAGAAGCTCTGTTCTTCTTTTCGTTTGGCTTCTTGCCACTTAGCATATACTCACGTTTATAGTTTCTAACCATTCTCTTTGCATGTGCATGTGTCAGAACACTTCTTATTTAACAACGCACACCATAACCTTTTTAAATATCTAATCATCTCTCTTCTCTTTCCATTCTTCTGGGTTCGGATTTCTCTGCCCCCATCCAGATTGCAAAGCTTCCTGTCATCGCTCCAGTAATCACGGAAATTAGCCCTGCTTGTTGTGTGGTCAACTCTGGCTGACTCAAAGCCCATTCTATACAACGAATGTAAACGCCCGTCATAACTAACATCATAAGTCTTGGAAGTATTCGCCATTTATCAAGTGTCTCTGGAGTCATTTTTCTTTTTATCTTTAAATGCAGATTGGTCATGTCTAGGGTCTTTGGCTTGTTCAATAATTTTTTTTATCCAATCCCCGTTATCGCCTGTATTACGACAATACTCACATCTGTCATCTTCTATGTGATGCCCACAGATTTCACATGTAGGCTCGTACAACACTAAGTTGGCTCTCCTCTTTTACCACCTTGTTCCATAAATAATCTTACTGTTTCCTCTGGAACACACATAATCTGCTCTGGTGGTCTGTTGCCATATTGATTAATTAATGCTTTGGCAAGCTTAAAAGGATGGTCTCCTATAAACTTCTGACACATAACTGAACTATGAAAGTGTCCATGCTCTAGTGGATTATTAAATATAAATATATCTTTTGTTCCGTCTGTATATACACCAGACATTACGGCTACGATGAACCATGCTTTAGTAATCATTTCATACCCTTCGGTTTTCTTAGTGGCACTCTAACTGTGCCTATCTTATCAATCTCTTTTGGTTTTCTTAGGGGTTTCTTTATTTTATCATTACTGCCATTTGCAAGCTTATCTGTTATGGTATATTTACTTAGTTTAATATCTTTAGCTTTGTCTGACTTACTACCTAAATTTTGTCTTTTTGCTTTTTCTTCTGCAAGCACCAATCGGACTAAAGTGTCATATTGAGATTGTGTTTTAGCTTCTTTCAACTTTTTCTTCATAGTTGCTGACAATCTAAACTCACGCTCTAACGCTGCTACACTTGCTACTTTTAAACTTTCTGCTGCTAGTTTAAATTTATTTCTAGCTGACATACCTGTTTGTTGTCCTACATTTCCTATCTGTGATTGTCGTTTAGTTATACCTCTACTTGTAAGCTTTTCCATAAAACTAGGATGCTTAGTGTCTTTCTTAATAAGAGTGCTTTTATCGCCTTTTCCAAAATTAGAATAAGAACCATCAAGTCTTTTTGCTTCATCTAATTGTTTCGGGCTAGGATTTTTTACTTGTTTAGCATTTTTAAATCTACCTAATAGTTTAGGAAGTTGTGATTTAGTTGTTCTAATCAATACCCCTGCTACTGATATTATTACTGGTAGTACCGGTGCCATATTTATTCTCCTTCGAAATATCCTATGTTATGTAACTTTTCTATAACTTCGCGTTTTCTTAGCGATTTTTTTAGGCTGTTTAACAAATTGCTTTCCTGCTGCCTTGCCTTTTCTTTTAGCTCTAGTTGTCGCTGCGTACTCTTGGGGTGATAGAGCCTTGATTGCAGCTTCTGGTAAATAACGCTCTCCAGTTTTTGCACTGGGCTTACCACTCTTGGTTCTCCACTTTTGCTTTGTCCATGATTTAAGTGACCTTTGACTTTTTGCGAGTGCCATTCTTTTTTGCCTTACTGGGTAATATCCCTTTATTAACTGCTCTAGCTCTTTCGCTAAACCCTAGCTTTTTTCCCTGTTTTACTTTTTGTCGTATTGTTTGTAGTTTTGCGACCATGCTGTTTCCTTATCTGTTCTTTTCCTAGTTTAGCAATTTTAACAACTTCTGTCTTGCCCATTACTTTAGCACGTTGTTCCATCACTGTCAAGATTTGGATTTTCCTCGCAAACGGTTTTTTAACTTTTTTAACCTGCGCCACAGTTCTCTTGGCATCAGCCACAGTGGCAAATCTAATAGGGACTGTATCTTTGGGATTTTCATCTGTATATAATCTGCGGTCACTTCCTTTTGGCTTTTTGCCTGTGCCTACCTTTGGGTCAGCCATTACGACCTGTAACCCCCACCTGCATCTTTATATCTTTTAGCAAGCATCTGTGCTTTTCTTGCAGACCATTGTCCCGGTGCGCCACCTTTGCCCCCTGCTTTAATTGCTGAAAACATACGCTTTCTCATTCCGGGTTTGGTATAGTTACCTGCTTTGTTAACTGTGCTTTTCGCTTTTCGTGTCATTTCGACTCTCCCAATATTCTTCACCGTAGTGGTGAAATATTTCTTCGCCTTTTGATATATTCTTTACCGCTTTAAATCGTATAAAGTTATTATCGTCATGTATCTCCCATTCAGCGTTGGGGTCACTGCTATGGTTATACATCATTGCGTTTCCTAACGGAACTAAATATTCTTCTTCTTCATTTGGTGTACCAAACACATAATCGTGTAAGATACAGGTGTTAGTCATATCAGAATCATCAGTAACAAGATAATAGCACAGTTCAAGTGTATCTCCTATGTTGTAGTTCTTGTCAGCGAAAACTCCAAAGCCATGCACCGATGACTCTGATAAATAAACCATTAATAACCTCTATCTTTACTTCTTAAACTCACCTTCAAACATATCTAAGAAGTATGAAGCTTCTGCTTGAGTTATACCCTTACCCGGACCACCAAGACTTTTCTCCACACGTTTAGACCTTTTAATCATAGCGTTAATGATATCTTGTCTGGTTATTAACTCAGGCTTAGTCGATTTAACCACTGCTGTTCCCGACTTAGCCTTTAGGACTTTTTTCTGGCAGCTCCTCCGCGCATCATTTTCTTCTTCGCCATTTTAGCCATGCCACCGCCCATCATCTTCTTCTTTGCGGACATGCCACCACGCATCATTTTCTTCTTCTTTGCCATCATGGACATTCCTCCACCACGCATTTTCTTTTTAGCCATTTTTGCTTTGCCATGCATTGCCATCTCTCAGTCTCCTTCTGTCTAGCACTAATGATTCAAACACATCTTTTGGAAAGTGTTTGTAATACCCAGACTTCTCCAGACTTAGTGCTGCATCGTCTAGGGTGGATAGCCGCTGCACAAAT